TATTTATCAGATAGAAGCTTTTTTGAATCTTCCATTTCTTGCTTAAGCTCAAGCATTCGCTTCTTGATGCCTTTACGATCATTGAACAGCTTCTTCATGAGCTGTGATAGAAACGATGGCTTGTCTTTTTCGTATATGGCGCCGTTGCCTGCCATGGTCAAGTCAAGCACCTTGAGTGCATCAAACAGTTCTTTTGGTGCTTGCTTTCTGTTTCGCTCAATGATGTCTTCTGCAATAAAACAATCGACGATGCCATCTGCATTCATGTATGATGCGATGATGCGACAGGCTTCTTTTTTACCCATGTTCGGGGTCGTGGTCTCCAACTCTCCAGTCATCTCGTTCCTTTGCATCATCTTGTTTCTTGTCACGCTTAGTCTTTTTAATATAGTCTTTGTATGACTTGATTATACTGCTTTTCTCAGACATCGTCAACCGCCTTTCTTCTTTTTATTTCTTCTCGGCATGCGAACGAACACGTTTGTCGTTTCACACTTGGGGGTGTCTTCCATTGATGACCACATACTTTGCATGTGTTATGATTCTGCTTGCCATAGCGAACATCACGTGGTTTCTTGATGTCATGTTCCTTGAGTCTTTGCTTCACCAAGACTTCTGACACACCATTCTCTTCTGCAATGGTTATACGTTTCTTGCCTTGTGTCACATAGTCATCATAAAGTTCATCATATGTCGGGTCATAGACTCTTTGCTTTTTGCATCGCTCTTGGTGCCTTTTACGACGTTCGTCTGACCATTCCACTGTATAACCTAGCTCTTGTTGATTCCCACCAGGTGACAAGTTGAACAACAGTCCACCCTCATACTGTCTCCGACCCATTTCAGCAATCATATCAATCTCAATAGCATTGGCTTCTTCGGTTGACAACTCCTCATGAACGATTGTCACAACCGGTTCGACACCAACCTTCATCATTGAGTTTATCTTCCAGTATAATGGCGGGTTGCAAGTGTCCCTTGGGTTTTCCCATAAGCTTGGCTTCAGATGCACCTTCGCACGATGCTTTATGCCTTGTCCAACATAGAACGTTTGCTCATCTGTCGCTTTGCGTGGGTCCGATAATGTGTATATTTGTTTCGTTCTTATAGACATGGCGATACCTCATTCGACTCTATATCCACATCTATTTATATAAACACACCTTTCTATATGGCCCAAATCCTATCACACACGTGATGGTTAGTCATCATCACTAAATGCATTCATCATGTTTATCATATTTTTTTTGCTCAGCTTTTTATCTGGTCCGATATTGTACTGTTGAATAATATGGGGATAATAAATCAAAGCTAACGATCCAATCATACTTGCCAACAAGTGGTTCCTTGACCCAACCACCAGGAATAGAGTTGCTATCATTTGACTTTTGAAACTGAGGAACAACGACACACTGATCAAGCAGATAGTTGTGAATAGCAATATCCCATGCTTTCACTGTGCCCATGCTATCCTCAAAGTTTACACCTGACTCATAGGCAACCGTATAAACAAGCTCAAGCAAGTTTTGTTTATCATCGATCTCACGAACCAACTCACAGTCACGAATGTTATATTCATAGTAAAGTTGTGGGTTCTGTACATATAGATCATTTAGGTTACCATATTCAGAATAGTCAACCTTTCGCTCACTAAGTTCAACCCAGGCAATATGATCAAGCTTATAGCTTTCTTGTGGTGCAGTTACAGCCACAAACTTCTTGTACATCGGAAGATAATCAAGAACCTGAATGCCACCAGGATAATAAGCAGTTTGCTCACGACCAAAGACATTGATTGTTCGTGTCTTGAAGTAACGCCATGGTGACATCTCTTTGGCTGTATTCTCATCAAAGATGCGTGAGATGCGACGGTATAGATACGGCAAATCAAAGAACTCGATGTTCCATCCAGTCACAACATCAGGGCTGAACGATGCACTATCCCATATCTTCAGGAACTTACGAATAAGTTCTTGTTCTGACTTACAACGAATATACTTGATATGTGGCTTGTCAGTGACAAACTCTTTATAGCCAAGTAGAAACGTGACATCCTTATAAAGCATGGTAATAGATGTGATTTCACGATTGGCACTTTCCATGTCTGGATAGCCATCAGCAATATCAACCTCGATGTCGATTACGCACTCTTTGATCTTGGAACGATCGAACTTTGTGTCCTTGAATGTTTCATAGATGTACTGATATTCAGCCTTATCTAAGCCATAGAAGTTGAAGCCAGAAACATCTTTGTACTTCTGCATGAAGTCACGCATATCATTTGGGCTGTCAAACGTCATTGGCTCAACCGCATCACCATGAATAGTACGATACTTAGATTCTTTTTGTGAAGGCAGATAGAGAGTTGGCTTGAATTTCAATGTAGAGTTATATCGTCGGCCGTTTTCATAGCCACGTGTCAGAATACGATTGCCACGCTTGGCAACATTGGTATAAAAATGCATTCATCACCTCATCAATCAAGGAGTATATCATATCATATTTAAGTGAGGTTGTCAATACAAAAATGGCCGCCGAAGCAGCCATTTAAGTTCCGAGTCTAGGGATCAGTCGATATCAAAAGTCTTTGACTTTTGGTGTTCAGGAACTAACTTTTGCAAACTGATACGAAGAATACCATCTTCATATTTAGCTTGTTTGATTTCTACATCTGATGCAAGCTTGAACTTCAGAGAAAAAGATTTCGATGAAATGCCTTTATGTAGATACTCACCTGAATCTTTTGTAGACTTGGCACCATGAATGTGTAGATTGCCATATAGTAGCTCAACGCTGAAATTATCTTTCTGAAAACCTGCTACTGCCAACTCAATGGCATAGTTTTCATCACTCAGCTTAACGATGTTGTATGGGGGATATGATTTACCATGATGTACATGGTTGTGCGCATCAAGATGATCACGCAGGATAGAACTCAAAAGCATATGTTTCTCCTTCATTTGAAGCAAGAGTTTGATCGGCGTTATTGCCGCATCATTACTATATATGGTGTTTTGTGATGGGTTTGTCAACCCTTTATTGCGATATACATGAGTGGTCCGAACGTGCATAGGAACATAAACACAAGTGCACACCAACCAATCCAAAACCCTATCAACATATTATCGTTCTTCATTCGTCATCTCCTTTGTCTCAATCATTAAAGCTATAGTAACAAAAAAGGGCAGTCTTGTCAACTGCCCAATTTCCTTAATGTTTTCAATGACTTAGATTATGAAGACTTCTTTGGGCGCCTGCCACCGCGCTTCTGTGGAACTGGCTCTGCATCAGTTGAAACCGGTTCTGGCTTCACATCGTCCCAAGTAAGTGTATTGTTCTTCAGCTTTGTCACTGCACAAACACCCATGCTATCACGGCGAATGAGATCACCTGGCTCAGCAACAACAACTTCATCACCTTCATATCCACACTTAACTGCCCAAACAACATGGTCCGTGCGTGTTGTAACACAAGCAATACGACCATAGCGATGCAAGTCTTGAAACCATGGTGGTGTTTCATCAAATGGTGCAGATACAAATTTAACCTGTGATTCAGATGGGATTCGTTGTGTTTTCATAACCGTTACGATATCAGTCATTACATTCTCCATATTTCAATATGACTAGTACAACAAGAATGTTGACCAGTCCAATCAACATACCAATCATTATATATTATCCTAAGCTAGAACTTCTTTTTCCGATTGAGTGCTTGCTCTGAAGCGTCCAGTTTACCTTGTCTTTGTGTGATATGACTTTGATATGATAAATCGGTGCAACCAGATCTTTTATCACTTCTGGGTTTTTGATCTTCAAAAGACCCCATTCCTCAAGTAGTAATGCTATTCTATTACGTCGTGCAATATCACTCTCATCGCGATCGTCGCGCTTTCCATCAAGAACAAACAGTTCTTTAAAGTGAACAATATACAGTTTGTTTCTTTTATGAAAGATATGGCAAGACTGCCAGAGAGTTTGTGTTGTACGATTCGCAATACCAATACGGGTCAAGGTTTCTTTGATTTTCAAAAAGTCAGTATCTTTTTTGATTTGTATTTCTATTAGCGTTGCCAAGAACTCGTCTTGATTTAGCATAACGATGCTCCGTTACTATGATATCAGAGCACACACATCGTTAGATATTATCAAGCTCTAATAATTGTTTTTTTAATTTTTCTCTATCATCCTCACATAAAATAGATAATGTTTCAACAGCTTTTGCATAACTATATTTATATTTCTCAGCAATTGATAGGGCCAAAGAATCGTCGGGTTTAGCACTTTTAGGCCACTTTTTGAATCGTTTGCGAGGCCTAATGCTGTTCACTAAATAGTCATAATGCATTTGATCTGATACATGTTTTGTGTTCATCTCATTTGCAAATAGAACTGTATCAGGAAACATTGAGAAGTTTTTATTGATGATGAATTGATTATAATCACCATCAACGGTCATATCTATATTGCTATTAATGCCCTTGACGTATTCAAAAGGATTACTCATTATCATCATCCTCTGTTGTGTCTGTTAACGCTTCTATAAGTTCTTCTGTGGTTGGAAGATCCTGTGCATCTGACCAATCTTCAACATCATCTGGCTTACGAAGATCAACACCATAATGCTCTAAGTAAATTGTATCTGCTGCTTTACGTGGATTATCTGGCAGTGGCTCAAGATTCAATGCCTCTCTGCCAATACGAATCCGCTCAAGATGCTCATCAAGAAGCGTATTCATGTATTGTAGTGCTGACATTGCACCATGTGCCATTTCACTATCATTTGGATACTTGCGAGCATACAGGTTGATACCAGTAGACATCAAATCAATCGCAGCATGAACATATGTAAATTTTTGCACATTACGTGTATAACGTCGACGTACATTGATAGGATTGCTTAATGGAAATTCAATGCGGTTATTCATGTACCCACTCCACATGCGCAGCAATATTGATAAGCGCTGCCATTAGGTTAATATCAGGATTGACAGCAAAGGCTGCTTTGTATTGATATTCAGCCAGTGTATCAACAACCGCTGGTAAAGATTCTTTTGTGAACTCTTTACGACCAATATCATATAACTTGCCATAGACGTCATGCTGATCAATATCAGAGTTATGTACCCAATCAAGCATTGCATCCATATTCTTGTTGCGCATAGCATCAAGCAAGTTCTTCAATGAGACTTCATCAAAGTCAACCAGAATGCCAGAATCGATTTTGCCATTCATAGAATACTTCTGAAGGTCATTCAGAATCTTACGAATGTCAGGATACTTTTTGCTGACAACAGTTGCCACAACCTTTGGATCAAACTCAACTTCCTCGGTCTTTAGAATATCAAAGCAACGCTTGATTGTCTGCTTCATCAGTCCGGCTTTTTCATCTTTGCCAAGATTGAACTCAACAAGAGAACAACGAGAATGTAGGGGTTGAATGATCTTGTGTGGCATGTTACATGTTAGAATGAAGCCACAGTTACTTGAGAACTCTTCCATGAATGAACGAAGAGCAGGTTGCATGTTGTGTGATAGGCCATCTGCTTCATCAAGTATCACATACTTACGACCACCACGTAAAGACATCGATGAAGCAAAGTCTTTAATCTCATTACGGAGTGTGTCCTTGTTGCCATCAAGAGAACCGTTGATGACCATAAATGAGCATCCAAGCTCATCACACATTGCCTTTGCGATTGTTGTTTTACCAACACCAGGTCCACCTGCCAAAATCAAGTTTGGGATTTCACCTGTTTCTACCATCTTAGCAAACATGTCTTTGTAGCGCTGAGGTAGAATAGTATCATTAACTTTTGTTGGACGATGACGAGCCGTCCAGAGAAATTCTTGCATTAATAACCTCATAACAAAATATAGTGTATAGTATCATGAAACCTAGGAGATGTCAACTGGTTCCCAATACTTTTTCATATCAAAATTATAGTCAAAGTCAGAACCCATGAATAATGACTTAACTCCATCAACGCCGTTTTTGTTTACAATAGCAAGGTCATCAGGTAAAACGACATTACCAAGCTCCTTTGTAATTATCTGTTCGGCATCATATGTTGAATTTCTGGATGCAACCAAATCATCCACCAACAAAACAGGCACATCCTTTAAACACTCACCATTTATATACTGACAAAGACCATATGCTTTACGTTCTTTGCGAACACCAAATGCATTGAGCGACTTACCAGTTCTTACTAGATAATATGATTGCATCCATGTCATCATTGGTATAGCCGCAGTCTCAAGTCCAGCGATCTGAAATTCTTGTTCGGCGCCTTCAGAAAACGTATCAAATAAGAGTTGCATTGCTATCCATGACATGTTAGCATTAGAGAACAGCCGACGAAGCATAAAGCAATAGGTATCACCGCTTGTTGCTGTAACATTTTTAGGAACTAAACGACCAGGACCGAATTGCTCATTATAACGCATTTCAGGGTTTGCCCGAAATATGCAGTTGTTATTTATGAAAGATCTAAGTTGTTCCTTGATATCAGTGACACCACTGTCTGATTTGAATACTTGTCCCATAGGTAACCACCATCTGTTTCATTTTTCTTGTTCAAGATACACAAACACACATCAAGAACTTTGATATTCTGTGAGACAAGATAATCCTGTGTGAACACAAACGAGTTGGTTGAGTTGACTAGATCATCCACCAAGAGAACCGGTTTGTCATTTGGCAAGCCCTCAATAAGATTGTGCTGACCATAGTTTTTACGTTCACGTCTCACTGAAAATGTGTTCACATTCCATTCAACTGCAATCGCACCAAGTAAAGGCAGTGAGGACCAATGACGTCCAGCAACCTGAATATCATTGATATCAATTCCCTTTTCACGTAGAAGTATTTTCCATGCTCTACAGATTTTCTTTAATAGACTGCCATTATGTGTAACTGCTGCGAAGTAGAACTGTGATGTGTATCGAGTGCCTGGTGCCTTACCGAACATCCGACCTTTTGGTTTAAACACACAATTCTGGTTGACAAACTCAATAAGCTCTTTGCGTGTTTTCTTTAGAAAGTCGGTGTCAGCAGTTACATCACGAATGAATGGCTGTGGTTCAGATACTTTCAACTGTTCTGTAGGCGTACCACCATAAGTTTCATGTGGTACATGTTTTCCTGCTTTACGAAGAAATGACTGGCCGCCAAAACCGACGAGCCAGTCATTTTTGTGTGTCCAATCAGTCTTAGACATTGAACTCTGATTTTGTTGAGATTGCAATCCAATATTCTGCAATGTCACCGGCAAAGTAAGCAAGACCTGCCTTTGACACAGACACTTCATAGTTGCCAGGGATGAGCTTCATCTTATCTGCATCAATGACACACTTGAATGTCAGATCAGTAGAGCCAAGCTCAGCAGAGTAAGTATCACTGCTTTCGTTACGAGTGCTGAGGGCCTGAACAGATAGTACGCCGTCTTCACCAACAAACGCGAACTCACTGAATCCCATGATTGACATGGCTTTTGTGACCTGTGACCAAACATCTTGTGGAAGTTCAAACTTAACATCAATATCTCGCATCTTGATATCTTTGCCCACGGGTGGAGCATCAATAAGGTTTTCTGGGCAGTACGCATACTTAACCTTTGAACGACCCTGACGAATAAGAAGGCTAGAAGAGCCAAACTCGATATCCGAGTCATCTTTGCTCAAGGAAAGAAGACCAAGGAACTTGGATAGATCATAAAGAGTAGCATCACATGGAAACTCGTCTGATACTGTTGCTTTTGCAAACACGGTTTCAGAAGGCGACATTGTACGAATCACATTGCCTTCACGCAGAACAATGGACTGGTTGATTGTTGCGAAGTTTTGCAAAACAGAAACAGATTCAGGTGATAAGATCATTTAGGTATTCTCCATGATTAAAGTATAGAGCAACTATATCACAAGTTGCTCCACTTGTCAAATTATTTTTTTGCTGGCTTCTTTTTTAGTGCAGAAGGATCTGCTGTTGCTGATGCACCAAGCTGTGCGATATCAGCAAGTGAACCACCAAAGATATAAGTACCAACATGGAACATTTTCATCCATGGGCAGAACCATGTCTTCAAACCTGCTTCTTGGACCTTCTGACAGAACCAGTAATCCTCTGACAGATAACGCTCTGACTTAGCATCAATGGCAGCTTGGAAGTACATCATGATCTTACGGCTACCATCGAACTCAGCAGTACGAACATGGTCTGGTTTATAGAGAAGTTCAGGATATGTGTCATTCATCTTCACAAGAGTTTCACGACGAATCATCATGAAGCCAGTGCCGATCTCAAGAACTTCAACTGGTTGACCGATAGGAATAGAACCACCGTTCTTGGGGTTGAACACATAGTCACCAACAAAGTTTTCTAGGTTGTTTGGATCTTCGTCAGCAAAACCTTTGTCAACAGCAAGCTTGATCTTTTCCCATGAGATGCACTTCTTTGGATATGGTCCACCAATGATGTCATATTCACATGCGTCATATCGTGCTTGTGCATCAGCAAACAATTGATCAAGATAATCAGCAGGAAGTTCTTCTGTTGCACGCTCCCGACGAGCTTCAACAAGAGCTTCATACTTTGTGCGAACAGGTGTCGTCTGCTGCAGAGCAAGAAGAGCAACAACGTCATTTGCATTGAAACCGATGTCAGAATCGATGAACATCAGATGTGTGCAATCAGAACGCATGAAATGATCTGCACAATAGTTACGTGCACGTGTGATCAATGACTCATTGAACAGAAAGTATGGTTCCCACTCAATACCCATGCGCGAAAAAATTGTTGAAAGCTCAATCATAGATCGTGTAAACATACCCATGCACTGTCCACCATACATTGGAGCAGCAACCATAACTTTACGAGTATGTGCTAGTTCATCAACAGGTACTTCAATTTTTAGACTCATTATATAACCTCATTCTCATTCAAAATTTGCAACATGTAATCATACGCTTCTTGTGAACTATCTTTATTGTCACTGGCATCTTTGTAATGCTCAACATGAAGCATCAAGATTATATAGTGCAAAGCCTTAAGCAAATCTTTCTTGTTTGATCCGGCCTTTTTGCCATAACGCCAAAGGTACTTGATAGCAGTATTTCGAAATGTTGGACCAGAATCACCAAGCGCAATCCATGCATCAAAGCATTCAATATCAGTAGTTTTTGTCTTGTAGTGCTCACCATACGTTGAAGCAAGATACTCTTTCAAGTCATCAAGTATCTTGTCCTCATTGTATTTCCATTGTGTCATGCAAAATGTTCCTTTAGTGATGGTGTTGGATGTTCTTGCCAATCGACAAGCTGTTGCCTATCATTATCTTGAAGAATATAGTTACTATAACACATCTCAAGGTCATTGTCAACAAACTTTTTCACTTGTTCTGCCATACATTTTGCAGTATTGAATGGAACGTTCTGGGCGATATGATTTGCAAACTTATTAGGATGTAACAGTTCAAAGTCTTGTGGCAAGCCCATCAGTGTCATGACTTCACGAATCGTCATGAATCGCTCTTCACCAGGGTGCATCAAGTTTTCCATCACGCCATTGCCAATTATTGATGTGCAGTAGTTCTTTGGCATGTATCCACCACGACAAAACAGATTGAAACCATCTTCGACCTTTTGTGCTTTGGCAGTCCAGCGCTCATGCATCTTTTGGTCATCATTATCACCAAACCATTTTGCAAGACCGCGCAATTCATTCTTTGAGCGAATGTATGTGATAAGTTCCCATGGCTTATCAATGATTTCATGAAGCTCTTGATGACTAACACCCGGATGAATAACTTCACGAATATATCGATAGTATGGATTATCCGAAGGAACTTTCCATGCGCCTTTGAAGCGAGTCTGTAGACTGTTACCTGTGGCATGATTATCAACATACGTTTCAATAGGTTCATATGGCAGTTTGTACCATTCCATGACAGGTGCTTTGTCACCCTTCCAGAAGAAATAGAACGTTCGGGGTCTCTTCTGTGGAATACCATGAAGTATAGAGTTAGTCTTATAAACAGTAAACGAATAACCAAACTTCTTACCAATAGCAGCCAAAGAATCACGAACTTTATGACCCTTGTTTGTCGCCAGCGCCGGTGCGTTCTCACCCCAAAATACTTGTGGCTGCATATGCTCTAGTACAACATTGGCTGTTTTGTACATCCAATCGTTAGCAGGATTGTCAGCAGAACTAGATTTGCTAAGACCACTGAGACCTGCGCACGGACAGATAGTTGATACTACATCATAAGTTTCTGTGATATTTGAATCATCACTCAGAACACGATAGTCAACATCACGATTCTTGAACTCATAGTAATTCATAAGGTGACTATCATTATTCGCAAAAGGCTCAAATGAATAAATTTCAGAAAGATTGGTATTATACGCTGCTTCAGAAGCCAAAGCGATATTACCAATCAGTGGAATAATTGTTGTATGTTTCATGCATAATCCATCATAATGTTACATTCATTGAACATATTTTTGGTCTTATCAAATGATGATTGCCATTTCGCCGAAACCTGAAAATACACAGGCATAACAACACGTTGAATACCAACCTGAATAATAGCCTTTGCGCATTCATGACAGATAGGTAGGCCTTGCACATATAGAGTTGCGCCATCAAGTGATACGCCATTGTACGTAGCATTATATATGCAGTTCATCTCTGCATGAACAATAAGATCATATTTTACTTCACGTTCGGTCAAACGATATTCAAAATCTTTTATGCCACGTGGAAACCCATTATACCCTTGTGATAAGATTTGGCCCTTATGTCCAACCGCAACTGCACCAACTTGTGTCGATGGATCTTTACTCCATGTTGCGATTGTTTCTGCAAGTTGTAGATAACGCTTATCCCATGTCAGACTCATGGCTTCACCATATCAAAATGTCTTTCATATACATGCAATGTTGCGGCATTCCAGATGATCTGTCGTTTATTCAGACCAAGCTCAAACATCAGATGTTCAGCAACATACTCTTGCCATGCCCAATCATTACGATATCCAAAGATTACATCATTGCTTCGCATTTGAACAACCGCATATAGGCAATTGTCCCGAATGAAATAGTTGACCGCATGTGTGCACATGAAATCAGAACGACCGTTTTCAACTGCATCTTCATGCATAGTAGGTCGTGTGTAGATCATAGATGCTTGGCGTGTATCTGGATTAGCTTTGAGCTTATCGAGCACTTTCCAATACTGACCATAGTTTTCTTCTGACCAGATGCACCAACCATAGTTCGAGTTGATCATGCCATTCTTATCAGAGATTTGTTGCCAGATTGCAGGTGTTTTACCTGGAATGTCATTGACATTACGACTCATTGATAGGTACCACTGAAGCTCACGATCAATGTAATCATCGTTTGGTTCACCGAAGATAGCATCATGATCAGCAACAAATGATTCACCAATCAGCTCAAGCATTTTGCAGCCAGACTTATCAGTAACATATTGTTCTGATGCTTTGAGCTCAACGAACTTCTGACGAATCTCTTTCACGCCTTGCATTATTCTGACTCCTCCTGACCATCCATCTTGCCTTCTGCAAACTCAACAAAGAAAGATGCATAGTTGATCAAATCACGAGCAGTATCATCAATAGATTCGAAGTTTGTGTCACCATCAGCAGCAAGCAATGAACGAAGACGTGTCATCTTCTGATGCATCATGACCCAGATATCCTGAAGGCCATTGGGATAGTATTCTGCCTGTGGAACACGATTATAGTCTTGACCCTTACGGCGCATAAGTTCTGCACACTCATTCAAGACTTCAATAGCACGACGATCAGACATGTTTACCTCATTGTTTATTGTCTTATAGTATAACAAAAAGGCGGTCTTGTCAACCGCCCAATTTCATCAATGATTTCAATCACTTAGGCAAAACGCCATGGTTGCCAGTGTGGTCTGGTCCGACCCAGTCATAGCCATGTGTTTCCATTGTTGGCTTAATGAGGTCTGGCAACTTCAACTTATTTGGCCGTGACGCTTTGACACCCACCTCTTTGGCCATATTTGCCTTGTGTACTTGATCCCAAGCCTTTCCGGCATCAACACCAAAGGCGTCAAGTGTACCAATAGCAACAACACACAAATCGATCATAGCATCAACGATTTCTTCATTGTCACCACGAACCATCGCTTCGGTGCCTTCGGTTAGTTCTTCATTCAGAAACGCAAAACGAAACTCAAGAAACTGCTTCAGCTTTTCAGGATTATTCTTTACCCACTCATGTACACCATACTTAGTATGCATTTCATGAATGTCTTCATACCAACATTTGCTCATTATTGTTTTTCCTTTCTAACTTGGATTTCAATTTCTTACCCTTCTCTAGGTGATAAGACGTTGCTGATTCTGTAAATCTTATACCATGCAATAAGTCTATCATACTACAAATGAAGCCTGCTGTCAACCCCTCAAACACTTCTGTTTTCACTTCACCATTGATTTGTGTGTATCTCACCCGAACGACACACATGTTTGCATCTTCGACATAGTGCGTCTCTTCACTTGTGTCAACGATACGTGGCTTGAACATGACCAACATCGGATCTGCAGCAATGACAAGAGCCTGTGATCTCTCACCAATCATCGATGCACAGATAGCAAGTCCAGTTCCTTCTTTCAATAGTGTTTCGACCATTGACTGTGCAAGATCTTTGTCTGGATCAATGAATGGCATGGTTTCTTTGAGTATTGAGTCATTCCATGCAACAAGCGGTTTTGCGTTTGGGTATTCCATATCAGCTTCCATATTGACTAAAGTTTTTCTCTTTACGAACTTTGATGCACTTTTCAAAATGCTCATCATCTTGTGTATGACTGATAACAACAACGTTTGTTTTGGTCAACTCAGACAGCATATTAGCAAGCGCAGATGTTCCGGTGTCATCAAGTGAACCATCAAACACTTCATCAAGCAAAAGCAGATTACATGGTGATGTATTTCGCATCTGACTGATTGCACGCCATGTTAGCATCAGTGCCAAATCAATACGAGCTTTCTCACCCTGACTGAAGCTGTCATAACTGAACACATCTTTATAACGCGCCTTGATAGTTTCATTGAAGTTCTCATCAAGATTGAACTGAACAAAAAAGTCCATGCGCTCAAGATACTTATTGATCATCGTATTCATGATCGGAATATACTGACGAATGATCTGTGTCTTGATGCCATTGTCCTTGAGTAGCATAGAAGCAACAGTGTATAGTTCACGCTCATCTGTTAGTTGTCGACGACGTAGAACATGATTCTTTAGTGCACGCTTCTCTTCGGTGTCATCAGCAACTTCGACGATTGACTCATTGATTTTCTTGATATCTTTCTGTGTGTTTGTGATTGTGGTTTGTGCCACCATCATCTTCATATTCAGCTCTTGCATCTTTTCTGTGATTTCTGTGATAGACTTCTGTGCAGGTTCAAGTGCGTCAATCTCTGCTGCAAGCTCTTTGATTGATTCGTTCAGCTTCTCTGCTGCTAGATTTAGATCACTAAGCTTCATCTGAATAGCATCCAGATTGCTTTGCTTCAGTTCATCATCAATCTTCTGTGTGCATGTCGGGCAGTTCTCAAGATGCAGATAGTCATCATGCTCTTTCTGTAAACGCTCTGCCTGATCATCGATTTTAGATGAGTTGCGTTCAAGCTTCTGTGCCTTGGCTTGTAGACTATTCATCACAGAATACTTTTCT